CCCTTTGGAAGGCAAAAAAAATGACAAACCGACTACCACCTGAGTTGCACTTGGTCCACGGGACAAAGGCGGCTCACAACGCTGTACCACTACCTGAGAAGGTCCGGCAACGCATCCCGAAAGCTACATGGCTTGATGACCCGGACAGTTGGGACAGAAACACGTTCATCGCGGAGACTGCGGATTTCCTGTGGGATACCTACGGCATTGGCTCAGACCAAGACAAACACATTTTGGCGGCTCTTGCTACACAAATCGACATTTATGTGAAGTGTTGGAAGGGTGTTCAAAAAGGCGGGGTCATTACACAGTTCAACAACGGGCAGACTGTAGGCCCAAATCCGTTCCTGACAGCCGGTGATAAAGCTTTGTCACGAGCAATCGTGCTTATGAATGAACTTGGTTTGACCCCAAGAGGCCGCTTGGCGACTAACAAACAGGAAGGCGGCAAGTATTCCCGCTTGTTGAACGGCCCATGACTTTTGAAGATGGAATTTTGTATGCGGTTTCTGTTGTCAAAGGCGAAATTGCGGTGTGTAGAAACATCAAGTTGGCCTGTCAGAGATTTCTGAATCAGCTTGAGGACAAGCAATGGGAGTATGAATTCCACATCAAGTATGTTGAGCATTTCCTTGAATTTGCCTCGACACTGGTACACACGAAAGGTCCGGATGCGGGTAAGCCCCTGATACTTGAGCCATTTCAAATCCTGATTATTTGCGCCATATACGGATTCAGAAGCAAAAAGAATCCCGCAAGGCGTATGGTGACGGATGTTATCGTTTTCATTCCTCGCAAGGCCGGCAAATCTACCCTAACAGCGGTTGTGGCTTTGTATGAACTTCAATGGGGCGAGGCGGGCGCTGAAGTTTATACATTAGCGACTAACAGAGATCAAGCAAGCTTGGTTTTTAATGCCGCACAGGGTTTTGTTGAGAATATGCCTAGTGATGTAGCGCAACTGTACAACCCAAGCCGATACCAAATCACTAAGACGGGAGACAGTCAGACTGTATTCAAAGCCTTGAGCCGCGACACAAAGAAAAGCGGTGATGGTATGAATCCTGGTTGTGTAATCGTGGATGAGGCCGCGCAGATTGTAGACCGCAACGCTATCGAGGTGCTTCACTCCGGCATGGTGGCCCGTATGAATCCACTCAGGATTTACATTACAACGGCAAGTTTTACCAAAGACACAAAATTCTATGAAGATATGTCTTTGTTAGAAGCTATGTTGAAAGGTGAAGCCACCGACAATCCCCGGTGGTTTGGCTTGTTGTATAGCCTTGACCCACAGGATGATTGGCGCGACCCGACCACTTGGGCTAAAGCAAACCCGATGCACGGCATCAGCGTGTTCGAAGAAGCTATTGCGGGCCGGGCAGAAGAAGCAAAACACAAACCGGCGGCACTAAATGAATTCCTGTGTAAAACCCTAAACATCTATGTCAGCGCAAATTCAGCTTGGGTTGACAGGTCATTTTGGGATGACCCTAAGTGCCTAACAGCCGATAAAAGAGAACCTGAAGCCGTGTTCATAGGGTTCGACTTAGCGGCTACAAGGGATTTGAATGCTGTTTGTACTTTGAAGCGATTTGCAGACGATGACTATGAAGCTGAGTTCAAGTTTTTCCTCCCGGAAGACGGGTACAACCTAATTCCGAAGCATTACATGGACATATTCCGTGTTGCTCGTCAGTCCGGGATTCTCCACATTACGCCGGGTAACGTGATGGATGACAGGGAGATTAGCGACTACATATTACAACAGGCCGCTATTTACGACATTAAAGAGGTTGGCTATGATGCTTACAACGCATCAAGTCTTGTGGCACGATTGAACGATTCAGGTATGCCAGTGAAGCGTGTTGGGCAAGGTATGTCGGTGTTGAGCAACCCGTCTAAGCACGTAGAAAAACTGATTATGCAGTATCAGATAAAACACGATGGCAACCCATTCCTTGGTTGGCAACTTGGAAACTGCGAATTGTATGAGGATGTGAATGGAAACATCAAAATTCGTAAGAATGAAGCTGACAAATCGGCAAAGGTTGATGGTATTATCAGTCTAATTATTGCGATGCACTGCTCACTAGACAACGCGATGGTTAGTGGTTTTGGGTTCAGGTCCTTTTGAGGTGACTTATGGCAATCTTTGATATTTTCAAACGCAACGAAAAAAAATCCGTTGAAAGTAATACACTTTTCGGTCAAACAGCGTTAGGAAATAACATTGTTTACCAAGGAAACAATCAAAATCCGAACGTAAACACGCAAATTTTATATGTAACTACTGGCGCTACTAACAACGCCGGTAGGCCGGTCGATATGTCGCTGTTGACACGCAACAGCACAATCGTTGCTTGTATTGCAACGAAAGCTAGGGCTTTGAGTCAGTTGCCTATTAGGGTTATGTGTGAGACAGAAGATGGCGCTTATGTAGATGCCATTAAGTCGGATTCTGTTGGCCCAAGAGACAAAGCCAAAGCCAAACAAGTAGCAAACCTACTGGCACAGCCAAATAATTTTCAAAGCACTTATGAGTTTTGGTATCAATGGCTTTTGTGGTACGAATTGTCAGGCGAGGCGTTTACTTTTTGGTGGAGAAAAGATCAAAAATCTAGCGTTGAAACGCCATTAGAAATGTATATCATCGACAGCACTTTAATTGCCGTCACTATAACTCCAACACGTTACCCGTCTTATCGGTTGTCTACCCCGACCTACGGATTCAACCGGGATGAGCCATTTTCGGCCCATCAAGTCATGCACATAAAAGAAATGCCATGGCAAGGTTCTGCCGGTTGGAACAAAGGCATTTTGGCGGCTGAATTGGTATCACTTGACCAAGACATTGATTTGTACGCCAACTACATTATGCAAAACGGCGCGAAGCCCTCCGGCATGTTTACGACTGAGAATGTAATCCCGGATGCCAAGTACAAAGAAATTGCCGCTAGGCTCAAGGAAGCGTGGTCCGCGATGGTCGGTAGCAAGCAGTCAGACCCAAGCAAAGCCGGTCAGGGTATGCTTTTGGACCAAGGCATGAAATACACGCCATTGGACATGCTGACGTTGCAAGACACCGATGCGGCTAAACTCAAAGAACAGACTATGAAGCGAATTTGCGGTTTGTTTGGTGTGCCACCGGCAATGATTGGTATTGCGGACCAAAAATACAACAATACACAGACGATGATGGATGAATTCTACAAATCGTCTATGTACCCAATGACAGTCAGCATCGCACAAAAAATTAAACAACATTTGTTTGTTGGCTACCCTAATTTGTGTATTGAATTTGACACGCGAAATTTCCTCAAAGGCGACCCATTAAGCCAAATGAATTTTGCTGTGGCGGGTGTTGGCGCGGGAATAATGACCCCAAATGAGGCCCGCGAATACCTTGGAATGCCCAACATAGAGGGCGCTGATGAGTTGTTAGACACTAGCAAACCCGAACCAATACCGGGTTCAAGCGCACAAAGTACCGGTGGCGGTGGTGGCAATCAAACAAAGAAAATGAACATTGGCAAATAAAATGCCCAATGATTTCAAAAAGATGGTAGCATTGTTGCAAAGTTACACTGCAAGAAATTCGCCGAAGCGTGGGCGACCTAAGACAATAAACGACATCAAAGTCGAGGCGCAAGGCATTACAAGCGGAAAAATTGAAGCTACAGTCACTACATGGGGCGCACGTGAAGGCGCTGATGGTAGACGTTTCAATTATCAACCATCAGGCTTCATGGAATGGGCCGAAACATTCGCCAAAGAGGGTAGACCCTTGCCGATGTTTGTTAATCATGCCGCCGATGCAATCCCGGTGGGCGAATGGACATCATTTGAATTTACCGATGAATGTATGATGGCAGAAGGCCGTATTTATACAAACACAACATCCGGTTCAGACCTTTATAAAATTATGCAAGAAAGCCCCACAATGTTTGGCGGCGTTTCTGTTGGCGCTTATGCTGAAGAATATTGCATGGTTGATGCTGAAGGCAATCCTTGCGAAGATTATGAAGAAGGTTATTTTCAAATCACAAAAGGCGGCTTGCGCGAAGTGTCTGTAGTGATGTACCCAAACAACCCTGAAGCAAACGTCAACAAGTTGGAATATTTCCGTGTTGATGGCTCTGCTGATTTGAAAGTTTTGGAAACGGCTCTGCGGGATGCAGGACTTAACCGAAAGGATGCGGTTGCCGCCGCATCTGTATTCAAGCAAGTGATTGAACAGCGGGATGCTGTCTCGATTCAGCCTGAAACTGCGCCACAGC